TCAGCCATTGGTATTACCCTTTATTTTGTTGTTCTTTTTGCTTCATCTTGGAATTTTCCTCTGCTATGTGATTAACTAATAATGCCACATATACATCTCTTTCCCAAGGAATCATATCACCCAATTCCGTAAGAGAGTATTTGTGATGATGCATCATGGAAAAATTAGTATTCATCATATTTGCTAATGATTCATGGCAGAGGATCATGCGAAAAAAGACTGCAAACCCTCCAGAGTCATGTCTTCTTTATAACCACAAACAGATTTCTTCTTCCCCTTTTCTTTACTGGGATTATTACATACTAGCTTTACTTCATGTTTAAGTTTTGGTGATGTCTCAAAGAACTTAGAAATCTTCTGGAACTGTTCATCCGTCAATGACTCAAGAAACTCTGTCATCTCTGCTTCTGTATGGTCTTTGTTTGCATACATTTTGTCAGCATCATAGATATAATCAATACACAATCTTATTGTTTTAAACAATTGTTCGATTTGATTATCATCTTTAGTTTTTTCTATTTCAGCCTGGAGTAACATATCTGGATATTTCATCATCACACCTAGATCATTAGTCAATTCAATTTTTTTATCATGTCCCTCTTGTTTAATAACTTTGACATCCTCAATATTAAATTCTAATGGTATGTCACTATCACAAGACGGACACTTGTATTTCAATTCAATCTTCTCGCCCTTTGCTCTACCTCTTAACCATAAGAAAATATATTCAATATCAAAGATTGGCAATTCATCTACATTGATATCACCAAAGACACAATTTTTGATTACATTTTTGGTTGCGTTTACTATTTCTTTTTCATCATCACTCTCCATAGCAAGAAGAAGAATCTTTTCTTCCTTTACTAAGAAAGGTCTGTATTTTATTTCCTTACCGTCTGAAGGTAATATTAAACTGTACTCTGGTACTACAATTCTTGGTAATCCCATTTCAATGTCTCCTTAATATAAAATGATATTGTTATTAATTAATTATCCGAAACTTCCTGAACTCCCATTTCCTATACTATCAAATACTGCATTACCTGTTTTCTTAATAACACTAGACAAATCTTGTGGTACATCCTCAGCACTTGTTTCTGTATTATCACCGAGGCCCTGAATCAATGAACTATTTGGTCTTCCAACTTCTTCTTGATTGCCATATGTCTGTGCATAATATCTATAGGTAAATGTAACATCTAATTTCATTATGTCATCATTAGTACCCTGATCTAATGTCATAGCTGCTATTCCTTTTGGATATGCATCAATCAGTTTAGTGGTCAAGACTTTATCTAATTTTCTATCTAAATTTTTAATTGTTACTGCTGCTCTATAATCATCATAGTAACCGACATGATTATCTTCCGGTTGGATCATTAGTTTCATCCAATCTTGAAAAAACTTTAGTTCTTTCATATCACCATTAAGATAAAATCCTAAATTAACATCTTCGTATATTTTTTGATAGGCTATTGAACGATAACCCTCATCTTTATCTGTTGTCGCAGTAGTCATGCCAGGCATTACAGCACTATAACAACTGAATATTAATCTTCTTGTTACTTCGTCATCCGAAATAAGTTTAGCAGGTTTGTCTATAGTTACCTCAAATAGATTTGGTCTAGCAAACGATTTCATATTACTTTTAAAGTCGTCTATTGTAAACTTTTTAGGCATTGTTCTACTCCTGTTATAAATACATTTAACCGTATACTGTATTTATAAGACATTTATGAAAAAATACCCAAAAGTAGGTAAATATAAGGTAAGAAACAAAGAGAAATATGTTGGCAATCTCCATGAATGTGAACACCGTTCAAACTGGGAACGTATCTACATGAAGTATTTAGACAATAACCCTAAAGTCCTTGAATGGGGCTCCGAGACTGTCATAATACCCTACTATCACCCGATAGACAAGCGTACCAGACGATATTTTGTGGATTTCTATGCCAAGGTGATATCAAGGTCTGGAATGGCTAAGAAGTACATTATAGAGATAAAACCCTACAATCAGTGTTTTCCACCAAAGAAACCTCAAAGACAGACTGTTAGTTATAAGAATAAAATTAAGGCATATATAATGAATCAAGCTAAGTGGGGTGCAGCTAAGAAGTATGCAGAGAAACGTGATTGGGAATTTATAGTTATTACAGAAAAAGAATTAGGAATCAAATAAAACTCTTATAAATACATACAATGGCTACTGCAAAACTAAAGACTATAGAAGGTAAACAGGTAAGCACATTTTTATCTGGAAATATGTATTATTTCAGATACCTTGCTGAACCAACTAATGTATACTTTGACAGATTTCCTCTTATTTTTGTTATTAGAAAGCGTGGAAGATTAATTGAGGGTATCAATTTTCATTATATAAACTACAAATATAGGACACAGTTGTTTGAAGAGATGAAGGTTTTCTTTGATGAAGCTGAAATAACAGAAGATACTAGGTTACGGGTTAAGTCATTCAGACAAATACTATTAACTGCTAGAAAGTATAAGTTTGCAAAGGTTGCACTTCATAAATATAATATGAATAGTGTAAGGTCAAAGATAATTAAAATATCACCTACAGTGTGGGATAGGGTTATCTTAGAAGACGCAGAGAAATTTGTAACAGGTTCTGGTGGCAGGATGAATAGCGAAAAGGTATTCAGAGAATCTTTAATTAAAAGTCGGGAGACTAGATAAATGGCTAAAAGACCTATAGGATTTAATGATAATGGTGATAATGATACTCTAATATATCCAATGGATATGACATCAGATTTTTACCCTGAGGCTATTAAATTTAGTATTGTCGAAAGACAGGGAGTTTCATACCAAGCACTCAAGAAAAAGACTATTGACCAGACTGAGAAAATTGTAAGTGCAGTCCGAAAAGGGGACACATCATTTCTTGGAAACCTTTTTGAAGTAGCCAGCAGTGTTGTCAAGGGGGTAATAGCACCATCTAAAGAAATACAAGAAGCTACGAGTGCGGCAGTTGCAAACAATGATACGACACAGAGAACAACCTCAGCAGGTAATGGTACTCAAGTACCCAATGGAGGTACAAGCACAGGTGGTTCTAAGAATGTGGTTACTAAGGCTACTGAAATACATATTCAAAATATTTATCTAAATATGCCCAGTTCTGTTGTTTTTTCTGAAGGGGTTGAATGGCAAGGGGCAGATATGGGGATCTTAGGTGCAGCGAAAGCTGGTGGATTGTCTGGCGCAGTAGAATATGGAATAGTTTCTAAGGCTGGTGCTCTGGTTGGTGGTGCAGCGGGTGCTGTTGCTGCTTTGCTCCCGGGAGTTGGTGGAATTGCATCAACTATTATCGGTACTACTCTAGGAGAAGGACTCCTTCAAGGTGCAGGAGAAGCTACATTTGGTATCAAAGCTAATCCATACAAGGAACAAACATTTCAAGGTGTTGGTTTTCGTCCGTTCGATTTTACATTTGTATTCAGAGCAAGAAGTCAAGCTGATGTAATGATGATACAAAAAATCATTACATCATTCAGACGGCATTCCAAACCAACTTTTTCTGGTGGGCCCACTTCATCTGGTGTGTTTGCATATCCTAAAGAGTTTATAATCGAGTATTTGACTATTGATAAAAATAATTCTTATCAGTTAAATAAATATCTACCAAATATAAAAAATTGTATCTGTACGAATGTTACTACAAATTTTACTGGTGCTGGGTGGAAATCGTTTGAAGATGGAGCTCCAGTTGATATATCACTACAAGTAACATTTCAAGAAACAGATATTGTTACAGGCGAAGACGTTAAGGAGGGTTTCTAAATGGCATACTTTGAATATTTTCCAGTCATTGGTTATGATGTTCGTGGTGAGAAAAGCAGTAAAAGAGTTCAATCAATAACAAATGTTCTTGTAAGAACAAGAAAGAAACTTAATGTTCTTAATGCAGCATTATTTGAACAGTACTTTATTACTGATGCTGATAGAGCAGATATACTTGCGCATAAATATTATGGTGACTCTACTCTACATTGGGTTATACTATATGCAAACTATATGAACAATCCATATTACGATTGGCCTCTACCATATTTTGATTTACATAAGTTTGTTGCAAAGAAGTATGATAATATAAATGCTGCTCATCATTGGGTAGATTCAGATGGATATGAAGTAGATGAAACAGAATCAGGAGCAACAGCTATAACTAACTTTGTGCATGAAGAAACATTGAATGATGCAAAAAGAGCAATAAACATTATTAGACCAGAATATATATCTCAAATACTAAAAGAGTTCAAGAAACTTACAATATAATATTATGTCAACCCAAGTCCATTCAGCTGATGTTACTATAAATACGTTAGAGATTCGCGGTGCCTCTGGACGACAAGACCTAAATCCTCATATGCAAGAGTTAAGTATATTTGAGAGTATTTTTCGTCCTGCTCTAACTGCAACATTAGTGTTAGTAGATTCACATAACATACCTTACAAACTTCCCATTGTTGGTGAAGAAACTGTTCATATTGATATAGTTCTACAAGGAATTAGTGATGGTAAAGATTCTGAATTATTTAGTATCAAACCTCCACCACTTCATGTCAACTCATTAAGTGCCAGAGAACATTTTCTACCTAAGGCACAAAGATTTTCTCTAGACTTGATTTCTGAATCATACATGAGCAGTATTCATTCTAAAATATCACGGTCTTATAATAATGATAAGATTAGTGATATTGTTGAAAATATATATTATAATTATTTGTTTGAAGGATATGAAGAAAACCCAATTGGAATATTTGTTGAAGAGACTGAGAGAGATGAAAGAGTTATCATACCAAATCTAAGTCCATTTGATGCTATTGCTTGGTTAGCAAAACGTGCTATACCTACCATAGCTAATGGTATCAATTATGTTTTCTACGAAACAATGAGAGGTTCATTTTTTGTTAGTTTAGATTTTCTTGCAAGAAGAGAACCAGAATTTGTTTTTATAAAAAGACCTAGAGTTGATGACCCGACAGGTGTAGAGACTGGTTCGGGTGGAACATTCAAAGTAAATAATTTTCAATTCATAAAACAATTTGATAAACAGGAAAATACACGAAGAGGTGTTTATGCATCTAAACTTATCACACATGATATTGTAAGAAAGAAAATAACTCAACACGAATACAAAGGATATAATTCGTGGTATGCATTTAATCATTGTGGGCCCTTCCCACCATATTCAAATTCTGAAGTTGAAACAAAATCATCGGGTGAAGTAAGAACATCTTTTGCACCACCTAACGAAGCAAATGCTTATCCTACAACAAACGAGAGAGATCTGAGTAGCATGATTGACAGTAGGGTAGAATTTTATCCTAAACACAATCAAATGTATGCTCAAAATTCTAAAGATTTATATGATAATAAAGTAGAGAATTGGAAGTTAGAAAGAAATGGTCATATGGGAATCTATGACGGTATAAATATATTATTAGAAGTAAGTGGTAACTCAACATTGCGTGTTGGTATGGTTATTACATTAGAAATACCATCACCAGAAGCTACAACTAGTGATAAAAGTTCTGATATTGTATTTGATAAATTCCTTTCAGGAAAATATATGGTTACTGCTATTCAACATATTTTTACCAAAAAACATGAAGACAATAAAATATCATATAATATGAAAGTTGAAGTATCAAAAGATGGACTCGAAGATTATGTTCCGTCAAGAGAATCCAGAAAGGAAGATTAATTATGTTTGGTGATTTCATTTGGTGGCAAGGTGTGGTAGAAGATAGAAGAGATCCCTTGAAGTTGGGTAGATGTCGTGTGCGTATTCTCGGATACCATACGGACAGTAAAGGTGATGGTCACGGTATTCCTACTGAACATTTGCCTTGGGCAACTCCAAGTCAACCAATTACATCAGCAGCTATGAATGGTATTGGTACTACACCATTGGGTGCAGTTGAAGGTACATGGGTGTTTGGGTTTTTCCGTGATGGTAAGAACGCACAAGAGCCAGTAATGA